CGTAGAGGAGTCTTGATCTTAGTCTTGGAATGGGGAGCATGGATAGGCATAATACTTTATTTCTTGCGGGCTATAATTGCGAACAGTCTCACGGCTGACCAGATAGCCCACCGTTGGATCAGAAACATCAGGACAGCCACGATCATAACCAGGGCCGTCCAGATTCGACTTAGTGAGTTAGGTTGTTCCGCTGGATGCGGCAGGATCAGGAGTTGTTGAGCTTCGATTGCCTCCCGGAGCAGGTAGTCGGCCTTTCGCCTCTGGCCTGTCTTGTGGACGCACCAGTAGTCATGCAACCAGAAGGGCTCCTCGTTCAGACCGAAGGGTGGAAAGAAAGCCCACAGGATTCTAGGGATGTTCCCCAGGTTGCTCCTGAAGTCAGCCGGTACAGTATTGGTGGTCCCATCCTTCTCCAGATATTTGAGAGGTTTCAACAGTCGTCTCATCCGCAGGGGAGCCATGAAGAACTGAAGGATTGGATGTTTTAATTTAGGGGGAGGAAGAAGCTCATAGCTTAGTCGTGATCTGAACCCCCAGGGAGGATTAGGCATGGTGGTCTTTTTTAACTTTTTTTCGGTTCGGTGGTTTTTGTTGGTTTCGTCGGAGAGCGACAAAGGCTGTGCTGAAGTCCGCACAAAGCCACTCTTCAAAGATAGACAGCGGGTCATCATTTTCGATACCCATGGGCCACGCTTTAACGTGAATCAATTCATGAACCAACACTACTTCGGGATCGGTATCTGAATTCTTCTCCCAAGCTTCATCGGACAGGTCCAGCATATCAATCCACGCACGACGATATGGAAGCTGACATCTGCATTGACCCAGGAGGCCGTCCCCCACTTCCGTATTGAAGCTGAGGTTTACCTCCCACTCCCACAGTCGAAACCGTCCGATCCACCAGGGGAGAAGTTTACGGAGTTCAGCTTTGGTGGTAGCGGCAGTCGTTGTCATAGCTGCGTATCTTCCTACACACTAAGAATTCTTTATATTCTTAAAGGCAATCCTGGAGGGCTCTATTACATTGTAGGCTTCAGCCAACTGGTCTGCCAGGGCTTTTAAAGCGTCTGCCTGTTGTTGTAGGTGTCCAGCTTGCTTACGGTATGACAGGATACTGTCCTGGGTATTCGTCATGATTATATCCTGGGCAGCATCCGAAGACATACCATCGTCAACCACGGTTTGATCTGTGGTTTCAACGGGTGTTAGCTGTGGTTGTTGTTGTTTGTTTGTTTTTGGCATAGGCGACGCTTTGGGATTGGTAAACACCATAGTATATTACGGAATATTCTTCAATAGGGCTACAGCAGCATTACGTTCAGCTTTGGATGAGATTATGGTTCGCTTTAAGATTTCCTGATCGTCGATCCATTTATACAACGCTTGCTTGATATACGACGTATGAGCTTCGGGAGCTATTTTGGTATTCCATACTTCAACATAGGAAGCCTGTAAAGCCTCATCGGTTGAAATATCCAAAGGAGCCTCTGGGGAATCCAGGGCGGCTCTCCGGTTGTTTTCTTTGTTTACGATATGAAGCGCACCGTCTTTATCATCATCGGTGGAAAGATCGCTTATTGTGAGTGTAAATGTAGGCATTATTTTATCTTTATATTAATTTAGTTTAGCTTGGGTCTGTAGTTGAAACTGGAATCCATGCGGGGGTTCCATTCAATGAAATTTGAATATGATGAGTAACACTTCCTGAAGTTGTCAAAGTCGAAATCGCAGAAGTCGCATCACCATCTGCCGTCGCTTTGAAGTTTATAAAAGGTATATCCTCGGTCGTCTTGTCCATCTCTACGGATTTCGCGGTGCCGGGAAGAAGGATTAGATTACCTACACTTCCAGTGCCACCCGCTTGGGTTGCAACCGTGGCGTTCCCGCTGGTATCCATGGATAGCGAAAGACGTTCATAGTTTGTCAGGTTACCAAGATCCGAATAGACATTAAATGTCTGAGCACTACCGTCATTCCTCAACCCGAGGGTGTGATTGGCATCATGGTTGAGTTCGGCACTATTCCCTCCATTAAATTGCAAGGCAATATCACCAAGATCGAGTCGTGCCGCCGTCATCGTGATCATCGCTGATCCGTAGAACATCGCCGTAGTTCCATACCAATTGCCAAAGGAACTCGAAGCACTCGCTGGTGCAACCGTATTGGTCCCAATGGAGTTGAATATACCACCTTTGGATACCGTAGCTACAGAAGATCCACCTACCTGTAGATCAAGTAAGAGACTTGCAGCGGCAGAAGCCGTATCTGTTATGTTGGACTTTAATCCGACGAAGGTGTCACTCGCGTCATTCCAGGTAGCCGTGTGGCTAAGTCCAACTGCGGGATCTGTTAGAGCACCTTGGGTAATGACGCGGGCATTTGTATTTTCACTCCAGATGGTGTTTATTAGAATGCGACGTGCAGTAGAAGTGCCGTCATCAGCAGCCAGGTTTTCTGTCCCAGCCAGGGTTGCCAGGTTAGTGGCATCGCGAATTTTTAATCCAGCCATGTATCTTGTATGAGTTTAAGGGGTTATATCTTGTGAGTAAGTTGGTTTAGGGAAGCTCTAAATAATCGTCGTTAGACCACATAATCGTTTGACCATCACCGAATTGCCAGTCGTTAGAGATGAGTCCTCCAACGCACCAGTATTTAAGGTTATCAAAGTCAAAAGCTAAAGTGGATTTAACCGCCATTACCCGAGCTATACATCCGATAAATGAAGAGTAAACTATTGAAATCATTGGTTAATTGATATTACGGTGGACACCTATGTTTGAAGTGATAAAAGAAGGACGCCGTGGGACTTGACCAAGGGCTGTGTCCATGAAGCTCCTTAGTTCCTTGTCCAGTATTCGTTCTTTGCGACTGGCCATTTGATGATCTTCATCCTGAGAGATACGGTCGATCCAGTAGGCTACACCTTGGGACAGGGCATCTAAACGGTCATCTTGTCGCAAACTCCCACGGTCACTGGTGAGTCGAGACATCTGCCAGAACAATTGGTAATACAACTGGTGCTCCTTGTGATACCCCTTGGTTGACTCCTGGTCCTTTTGGATGACCTTGGGATCAACAACAAGACGATGTCGGTTGAGCACCGGTTCCAGGGTATCGATAATTCGTGACTCCTTCTGGGTGTGATGTCGAACCTCTTCGATGGTGACCGAATACCTTGGGATTTCATCGGCGGTCCCCTGGAATTGAACCGCTGTCAATATGGGTTTAAGCAGGGCCATGAACATACCGTCTCCGAAGTTCGACTCGATGATGAGTTCGTTGACCCGATTCCGTATAAGCACCCTCTTTAGTTCCAGTAGAGTGTTCTCGTCGTAACCTCCCATGAGCCCTCCGGCTTCGGGAACATACAGGAACCCGTTGAGCATCTTTACCACGGCATACCCGGTCTCATCCTTACCGCGCCCGGCGGGATCGATCGACATCACTGAGCCGGTGTAGGGGATGTGGTCGCCCATGGCCTTAAAGGGCCTGTAGTAGCGATCGCCTCGTAGTCCTACGCAGGAGATGATATCGGATGACCACTCCAGACTCAATTCGCGTGCCCACACCAGCTTCTCTGGAGCCGTCTCCGAGTCCAGATCCATAACGATCAGGTCGGACAGTTTAAGTGGATACCGGTCGGAATCCGCCAGGGTGGTGTCGAGCATGTATTGTAGTTGAAACCAGGTTTTACCGTCGGCCTCACGCTCCAGTAGATCGATATCATCGAACCTTTCTGGATCTGTGGGCTGACCTACGAGTTCTGCCGTCCACTGCTTGCTCAGGAAGGGGGCCAGGCGTCCATCGTAGGCGTCTATGAGCTTTTCCGAGGGGTATCGGGCGGGCCACACCCTCTTATCGTATCCTCGGTCAGTTAGGACGTTGTACAGGGACTGCTCCGTGTGGGGTGTTCCCAGGTAGATGCAGTCGAAATTAGGTTTACCGATGGCATCGAACTCTCGAACAGCTTCGGATAGCTTGTCTCGGGCCTCCTGGGTAGCCGTGTTGTTGGGGGTCTCGATATCATCCGCAATTATTATGTCGGCTCTGGTCCCGGTGACTTGCCCGGTGATACCCACGGATTTCACCGAGGGATCTTTGGATTCCAAGGCGGGCAGCACATCGAATTCCAGCTTGCTTGACCGTTTGATCTTGGAGTGATCAGGAGGTTTCAGATGGGACAGAAGCTCCATGGAGTTAAGCAGTTGGAAACAAAAGGTGCTGAAGTCATTAGCCAAACTTTTACTGGCAGAGACGACCTCGATTTTTATTTGTGGGTTTTTCAGGAGTTGCCATAAGGCATAGGCTGCGGTGATCCAGCTTTTTCCCACCCCACGGAAAGCTTTGACTATCCTACGACGGGGCCCGTGTTGAAGGTAGCTGGCTATGTCGTATTGCACCGGGGTGGGATCAGGCAATCTCAGGTGCTTCCACACAAGGTACAGAAAGTTTCTGAAGTCCTTGAGTTGGGGGTCCATTAATTTTCAACGGCTACATCACCATCGTCATCGGCGAACGGAAGGACAGTTGCCAGGTTCGCCATTGGAGTCCCCTTCAGGAAGGGATGAGCAAGGTCGATGCGGTTATCCCGGAGCATCTCCCTGGCTTCTTTAATGACAGCGGCTGGACATTCATCCTCCTGGATGCGTTCAATCAGCTTTTTAACCGCCTCGGTGTGTAGTTCGATCAGCGCAGTTTCAAATTTATTCATTGGTGGTGGCTTACGCAGAATAATCAACAAGGGTCTTGGTTTTCACCACAGCACCGGCTTGGATTTTAATCATGATATCTCCATCATCACCTGCTCCGGTTCCATCACTCATCCAAATAACGAATTGACCCTCGGAGGGGTTGGCTGGATCGGATGACCGTTCATTGACCAGCAGGTAATCGTGAGTGCCTTTGAGTGAGTCCTGGATCTCCTGGGCTATATACAGGTCTTCTTTTTGGAGGTTATCAAGTTCCTGTTCTCGAATTCCTGATCCCTTGGTAAAAGCAATGGAGGAAGTCGCAATCGTATTAGGGGTGGTTCTAAAGATATGAATTCTAACCGACGTTCCGGGAGCGGTTCCGAACACCACCTTTTTTGTCGTCTCATTGATAGTATAGTTACCAGCACCGGCGGCATTCGTTTTCGTTACTTCATTTTCTTGAACCGTAACATGAGCTTGTTTGATATAATCAAAGGTGAGACTGAATTCGGTTTCGGAGTTGTCTCCGGTATAGTCGACGTATGATAGAGCCATTGTGAAATTTAAGGTTTATATGTGTAGTAATTCTAATATGTTGTAGAAAGCTGTTCTAATATTGAGGGTGGATTTTGTCCTCTGCGTAAATCATCCCTTGTTCTTTTTGTAACCATATAATTTTCATAAAAGTCAGGGTAGGCTTTGAAGGTTTGTTTTAAAGCCGCTCTGCGATAACGTCCTATAAGACTTCGTATTTGCTGGATACGTGGGCTGTCGAATCCCTCAAGAGTATCGGCATAACTAAGGCGTTTATAACTATTAGAACGGATTAATCGACCAAGAGCATTATGGAGATTTCGTCCACCAATTTTAACTGTACCATGACCCTCAAGCCAGTGATCGTAGGATGACCGGTTATCTTTGTTCCTGAATTCCAGCATATCAACAGATCCAGATAGTGTCGTAGATGGTAGACTGAATCCGTGTTGGAGAGCTGCTATTTCCTTCATTACCGGATCATTTTTTTCATGGCTGATAGCTATGGGGCTTACCCAATCAGGGATAGAAGCCCCACTGAATAAAGGAACAGAGGCTATGGTGGCATCCACGGGTTGCCCCAGAATGTTTCTCCGGGGTTCAAGACTTGTGGAAACCCCTGGCAGTCGGCCTTTCCAGGCATCAAAAACATTTCTAACTTCTCTAAGATATGTATCATCAGCCAAGGTTACTTTTGATTGGGCAATTAGATTGGGGATGTAGGATGCCGCTCTCATTCTAGCCCACCGGGCCATATATCGATCCGGTTCTCCAAAGGCGTCGATTACCTGACTAATACCTGACAGGTAGGATTTGTTGTGTATGTTTCGGGCTAAAGATATACCTATGGCAGAGCCGAAAGTCTTTAATGGCTCACTAAAGTGTTCTTCGGATCTGAAGTTTATTTCGCTCCAGTCAGCAACAAGCCCAAAGAATGTGGCAAAGGGATCAAGTCGTCTAAACGATACGTAGGTTCCATCATCGGTTTTGTAACTGTATGGCTGCCAACCAGTGGCTCTGAGGTTTTTTCGTTGGCCTTCATCGGCGGGTCCACCTCCGGTAATTTTTCCTTTGGCGTAAAGAGCACCCGCTCCTACCCATAGTGCAAATCCCATTGCTTGACGACCACGGGCTGAGGCTTGTATGAGGGCGTCCCCTGAATTCATGTCT